CTGTCCCTTACCTCGTTTTTGGCAAGAAGCACCTCAAGCGTCGATATGCGCTTGTCGTTCTCGGCGGATTTGGCGGCCTCCTTCTTCAAGAAGAACCCCAGCACCGACAGTGCCACGGTTACGCCGAGAAACATATATGATTCGAGTTCCATCAACTACCTGTCCATTCTGGATCTGCATCAACTAAATCAGAGGAATTAAATAGTTGGTCGCATTTGTACACTCCGTCAGTTTTGACAGGGAATATAAATTTTCCCGCGTCCGCGTGTTCTGAGTTAGTCACCTGCGAAATCTCGGCATACCTTTCGGTAGACCCCGAAGGCAGTTCCAACTCGGTCATAACAGACGCGTGTTTGTTGTTCCAACCACTTTCGGTTGCATATAATTTGAATTTCACGCTCATATTTAAAAGTCCGTCATAAATTTTTGCACCGTGCCTCCAGAGGTATAAGCGGAAGCTGTGGCATCAATAGGTATGCTGAAATTATCGTCATCAATCCTAGTAACCAAATGGGTCCCATTAACTGCACTAGGTGAACCGGCAACTCCAGAAATAACTACCGTGGCATCATCCCGCATATGGTGGTTTGCCGCCGTTATTACGGCAGGATTTGCTTGAGATACACCGGTTATAGTCGAGGCGTACTTTGCTTGGAAATAGTCGATGAGTTTGTTTTTGTCATCGCTAGACAATTCGCCTTGAAAAGCCATCAATTCATAAACGTTGGACTCCTGACCAAAACCCCGACCGTGAAGCAGGTGCATAATGACAAACTCTCCGGTATGAGTCCCCTCCATGTCGCTCGCACCTCCGTGGTCACCATCGAAAAAGTAGTGCGTTTTCCCTGCTGAATTTCGTTGGCACATCATCATATGCGCCGCCATTCTAGGAGGATTGGCTATGCCATTTATGTCAGGACGGCTGCCTGCACTACCGAAACCGCTCCAATAAGGATACTCGGCGGAAGTGTTATTCGACCAAAAGATTGTCCTGTTTGTGCCTACAGCAGCAGTGGCGTTGACCGTCCCTGCATGGACGACCCCTATACCACCACCTTGGTACTTGTTTTCAGCATTTATTATGTTATAGAAAGCGACCGTGGTAAACTCACCCAACCAACCTATAGGACCCTTCGCTCGAAAGAGGTCCGTGAGTAGCTGATCGGTCGTGTCCGTAACAAAGTAAGGTTTACCATTTATACCGTCTACGGTTTTATAAGTAGGTTGATTTGACGCCGTAGTTTGAATCTTGGTATATAAGTTGTCTGGATCGTTTTTAGATTTCCAGACCTCACTCGAAGCACCAAAAAGGGCACCGTCTGACGGATTGCCCGTGGCATCCACGCCATTGATAAAACCCGCATCAAAATGCGCGCGAGGGGTGACACTTAAAACATTTGTCCCATCCAAATCGTATGGACCGGTGTCCGGTGTGTAGACCTTCCAAGCCGCAGCTGTTCCGTCGTATAAAACGATCTGCTGAAGGTCGGATTGGTAATACATGTCACCATCCGAGGGTGACCCGGGTCGGGCTGCTGCGTTTGCGATTACGTCTAAGGTTGCCATGATTAATCTGCTCCGTGTTTAGTCCAAAAATCACTACCGTAGGCCACGTATAACTGGCCTGTGGTTTTGTCATAAGCCAAGAAGCCTTGGGCATCGCCTGTTCTGGCGGCTAGGTTGGCTGTGGTGTCGATTGTTTCGACGTTAAATACACTACTACCTCCGTCACTCGACGGCACCCCGCTACCACCAAACGTGGACGGGCGGTTGGTCATGACGACAGAGGAATCCGTTCCGCTGAAGCGGTGTATTGGCTGAGGGATTCCGGCCTGTGTTATGGGCTTTATTGTTACTACGCTCATCAGCCTGTGTTTTTCAGTGGCTTGGGTCTATTGGGCAAAGTATACGCATGCGGTCTGGCGGTGCCGGTAGGAGCGCCGTTAGCGTCGTAAGTAACCCAGTTGATATGGGCTATGGTTGCGGTGGTAGTGGCCATGATATTAAATGAAAAGTTTACCCACGGGCGTAAGCTGGTTGTTCGTTGTGCCGAATTCGGGATAGGACGACTCCAAATTCACCCCCGCACCCGCGCTGGTTTCATGAATGCCGCCGAATGCGATGTCCTGCTCGCCTGGGCCGAATCCGCTGTCAGCTCTACCGAAGTACCCCACGCCGTAGTAATCGCTGACTCCCGTACTACTTGTCACCGCAGCCTCACTCACGCTTCCACCACTAGAGCCGTAATACCACATACCGAGCGCGAACGCGTACGAGCTCTGGGATGAGCTGTTCATCTTATGGAAGAAGGGCATAACTGGAATCGTGACTCCGTTCATGTCTTCGGCGTCTACCGTGGTTATGGTCGTACCATCACCGCAATAGACGTATATTTCGTAAAACCCGCTCCCCTGCATATGGTTATTTACATACGAGTTCGACTCGATGTTGGGCGTGCTTGCGCCGGATTGACCGAATGCGCTGTCGACGTCACTGGTTATGTATCCACCACCCGCCGCGTAATATTTATAATTACCCGAAAGCTGCGGGCCTGTGATTTTTCCATAATACTGGTTGCTTCCATCCCAGTCCGTGTACCCGCTACTCGCGTAATTATTTTCACTATTATCGTCGAAATTGAGGTAATTCGTTACCTTGGTGCGGTCGCACACTATTGACGCGAAGCCATACAGGTTACCAACATCGCCATCCACGAAATACTTATCCGTGGCATAGTTCGTTATCGTGGCATACGCGCCCTGCCCCTTGAGGAAAACCTTGGAGGTCTTTGCAAACTCGCGAGCATCTGTCTCAACGCTTGCTGCGCCGTCAATCGCCACGTAAAACCCCGAACCTTTCTGGTAGCTCTCAGCCGTTTGAACGACATAGCAGTAGAACCCAGCGCCTAAAGTTGATGTATTGGGCACTGTTATAGTGATGTCGTTCGAGCTCGAATCGCATGCGATAACTTTGCCTAGGTCGCCGGAAACCAAAGTGTAATCTGTGGTCTTGGTGTCTATGGTACGAGCTCCTCCACCACCTCCGGCAGCCATGAGGTTGTTTACGCTGATTCTTTTGGTGGCGGCTGCGTCCGTATCCACAATGACGAGTTCGTCGTCATTGGCCGGCGTTGCGTTCAGCTCGGTAAGTTCGGTTATCTTTTTATTGGCCATTGTATGTTACTCCTGTACGAGGAAGTCTCCTGCTTCTGTTGTTAAAAAGTCTCCCGCCTGAGTCTTAAGACCTGTGGTCGGGGTCGTGGTTACGAATAAGTTATTGAAAGTAGCTTTTACGGCGGCGGGGGCCGACTTGGATATGCGCGTGGCAACGCTGGCCAAGCTTGTGCTGAGCCGGTACGGACGATCCACCGTTTTCTTTGACTTGGATGTACTCATCGCTTGAAGGCCTGCGCCCTGTTGGTTTTGGTTATTTTGTCAGGGAATCCGTCCAAGGCTCCCGAAGGAGCGGTATCTGTAAAAGACACGCCGAGAGAACCGCCGTTCAACCCGGTCTTGGTAAACACTTTCTCGGATGTCTTAAATGCAGCCGAGTCCCTTTGACGAGTGCGGAGCCTGTCAAGCCTCCTGTAATTTATGCTTTTTTCAGCCATTATTTTTTCTTACTTTAAACATTTCAGGATTTTTTATTTTCCTGTTTTTGACTTCGACCTTAAGAGATCTCTCCACCAGTTGCAGAGGCGAAAGCTGATCGAGAGCATTGACCACAGCTTTATTCTGCATCGTTTCCAAAGAGTCGGCTTTGGGGTCAAGCGTGGCCGCCAGATAGCGGTCTCTTTCTTTTCGAAAGACTGACTCAATATGTAAAAAGGCTTCACTGGTCGCTAATCGTTTAAGGTCGGAAAGCTGATCGAATACAATTATATCAGAAGCCATCAGCTGTTGGACCTGAAAGTTCTGGTTGATTTCCCGATAACTCCCGTATCTTTTTTTACCAAGTCCTTGGTGGAGCCCGCGTCTGTGCCGTCTACGAAAGTGACGTTTCTAGCCGCCCCGAACTCGGGGAACCCCGCGGAGTATATGCGCTTCCTTACATTCAACAAGGACGTATCTCTCGAACGAGTGCGTAATCCGCTGATTTTACGGGAGAAAGTTGTGGCCCGAGCGCCTTTCTTGGACGTAATCGTGTTAGTTGACCCGTGAGTGTATCGGGCGGGAGTGTTGTGTGTATATACTGCCATGACTGTTATCCTGCTTGCTGTTGATATTGATTGGCTCCAGCTTGGTTGCTGTTACCCATCGCCTGCACGGCACCTTCGGTATTCGCGCCCGCTGCGGGCGGTGCACCAGCGCCGTCTTGTAATAATTTCATAATTTCCGCCTCTTGTCGAGGGTCGGGTGGTGCTTCTTGTGGAAGAAGCTCATCCGTATTCTCGTAACCCATGGCATCCAGCATACGCTTGAGCATAGGTCGGGTAAAGGGTCTAAGCTCCGGCGGATAGTTGAAATACCGCTCTTGAACCTGTAAAGCCAGCTGTGATTTTTCTATCGCCCTTTGGCCTTGGTCCCTTGACAAGATGACTGAGACATTCATGTCGAGATCTTTGACCATTTCCGGAGTCATCGTCCCAAAGTTCTCAACTTGCCCCTCCATGTAGGTGTATACCTCGGCTTGATCCATGGTTGCCATGGCGACCTTGACCATTTTGGTAAGGTGATCTTCAAAACCCCTTACTATGCGGCGCATCCACCTACGGCCTATTTTCGAAGCTTCGCGGAGAGTGGCCTCAACGCCAGTAGCCGTGTTCGCGGGCGCGAGTGCTTGATAATCACCCTGAGCCATGTTGCTCACGCCAAACCACAGCTGAACCAACCCGAACACAAAGTCTATGTGTCCTTGTGTGTCCCTGTCCATACTAGGCATTTGGGCGAAATTTATGAAATCGTCTATCGTATGCTGGTCTTTCAACTCGAATACTTTACCTGCATGAAGCTCCACCTCGTCAGGCTCATCTTCCACGGCATTGGGGTTGACGCCCACTATGGGGTTGGCTGCAAGCTCGTTTCTGTAGCTCTGTGAGTTGAACTGTTTGTCGATATACTCTTGGTATGGGAGTATTCTTTCCGGAAGACTAGGACCCCACCACCTGTTCTGGTATTTGTTTATAGCGATGGTGCTGTATGGAACCCTATTATCGGGAGTCACTTTAGCTACGTATTCGTAGTATAGTATTTTACGAGTTTCAGGCTCTAGGAAAACAACTATGTCTTGCGGTGTACCCGTCCCCAAGACATCTCTTTTAATCCAGCACTCCACCACTTGGATAATAGGATTTTCGTCGTCGTCAAAAGACAGGTTTTCCTTGTAGTCGTCGTTTTTTACGGACTCAGTTCTGGGGTTAGCGTCTTTCTTAACCATGTTCTTGAAATTCTCGAAAGTACACCAGTCTCTTTCCAGGAACATGTCTTGAGCCCATCGAAGAGGTTTGTCATAGAGCTCCATTATAGCATCGGCGTTTTCTATGTTTTCCACGTTTGTGGAGCACAAGAATCTATCTGAATCCACTACAACGGTTCTAGGACCTTTGTACTTAACCTGCTCTGTGGGAACGCCTTCCGGGTAAGGTTTGAATTCATGTAAACCGGGCTGCATAACGAAAGAAGGATCGGCTTCCAGCCTAAGCTCCGGATTCCCCGTAAGAGGATCTATGGAGGGAGCGAAAATCGCCTCTCCCTCAACTATGGGTCCTATGTCCAACAACTGCTCGAACTCCCCGGTTCCGTTGTTGAAAAGAGCGTTTCTTTCATAGTCCATCCATCGACTGGTGCGCTCTTCGAACACCGCCTTCATTATGGCGGCTCTCTGTACAAAGATATGGAGATAAGATTCTTCTAATCTCTCCCGAGCTTTTGCCCCTTTTTCGAGCTTCCAGTTAAAGTATTTATCGTAGGATTCCGCCGTTTTTATATCCGAAGGCCCTTGAGGAGCGAATTTGAAATAAGGACTTGTTCCGGTTATCTCGTCCTCGGCTCGGGCCATGAAATGATCCACCACCAAGCTAGTCAAAGGCACGGAAACATTGGAATAATCAAATATGCTGTCGCGTGTGGCTCTGTCCTTGCGGTTATTGTTATATATGGCCCATCCTAATTTATCAGCGTCTATTCTGTCGGCATTGTCAGCTTTTAACTGCTCCAACCTATCCATTAAATAATCAGTCAGTTTTCTCTCCTGACTTTCCGTGATTCTAAAATTAGTGGTTCTCATTACTATGCAAGGATACCTAAAGCTCGGGCTTTTGCAAGAGCTCTACGGGTGGCTTGGATCTTCTTATTGCGTAATTCTTCAAGTTTCTCATTTTTCTCACTCTTCGAGAGACGGCTCGATTTTATCTTGGTCTCCATCCTCATAAGAGCTTTTCGGGCTGTATCCGCGGCATCCACGAAGGCTTTGGCTTTTATAAGCTTGGCGTTTACTTGAGCGCCTTGCCTAGACGCATCCGCACTTACGTTTTTCTCCAGATTCTTAACGTATCTATCGGCTATTAAGGTTCTTTTTCTCAGGTCGTAAAATCTTTTGGTAGTGATCCAGTCGGATGTCTCGCTGACAAAAAATCTACGGGCTATCGGTACATCTTTCGATTTAGGGGCGTCCCAATCAAAGATAGCGGATCCTACATCCCAAACGCCGAGAGCAGCTTTCATAGGTCCTCCGAAATAACCCTCCACAAAATGCTCGAGCATACTACCCGACATAATAGGTTCTATGTCGTTCTCCAAAGGATACTCTAATTTGGGTCTCCCCACACCTAGTGAGTGAGCCATGTTTCTAATGGAGCCGGGAGTGACTTCGTCACCTCCCATAAGGGAGTTGGCCAGCTGAGATATTTTAGCGTAGAAAGGATGGGTTCCCGGCATGTTTCTGTAAGCGGCGGGTACGGGAGCCCCGAAATCCAAATCATCTCTTTCTATCGGAGCTCCATAGAACTTCTCATTGGCAGCATATTGCAGAATAGGATCGATAAAAGTGGGTAGAGGTACAGGAAGGGGGAAGGAGTTGCTCCACGGGTTCAGTTGGTTGTCCACGTTGTTTATAAACGAAAGCGTGGAATCGATAAGACCTTTGTCCTCGGGGCCTGACATCACGTCCGCCATTCTTTGACCCATGGCCCAGAAAATACTATAGCCCCAAGGTATGGGGAGTCTCACGCGCTTATCCGTACCCGGTACATAGAAAATCATATTACTGTCCCGCTCCCACGTACCTAAATTGTCGAACTCGCTCCTGTCTTCTTCGTCGTCTCTGGGAGCGAATATTCTATTGTAAATAGCGTTGGCTATGGATGCTGACATTATAAGCAAAATAAGATTCAACCCGTCCTTACCACCTCTGTTCATTATGGCGCGCATAACCCTGATGTTACCTTGAACACCTGCGTTAAAGAACAACCACAAAGCCCCCATATTGGAACCCCATTCTCCTTTTTTATTGAAGTCCACAGTTACGTTACGAGCTACTTGAACAGCGTCCTTTGTAGTAAAACCCATACGCAAAGCCTCCGTGAAAGCGATCAACCTGACGGAGTTTTCGATTGAGGAGTTTCCGTCGTTTACCATTGTCTCAACGAACTTCATGCCTTTGGCGAACTTACCAGGGTTAGTACCGCTCAAACCATTGGATTTACCACCACCCCAAGACGGAGGAAGCCATTGCCGTGGGTTTTTGCTGAATTTGGCGGGCTCCGTTTTCTTTTCAAAATCCTGCAACATCTCGCCAATTGTGGAGAACTTGAAAAACCCGGTCTTTCCGCCAGCCTGAGCGAATATACGCATCATAACCGCCGTATCGTTTAAAAACGCTTCTCTTTTAGCTCCTTTTGAGCTTTCGAACTCTTGTAATAGGAGAGCACCCTCTCCTTTTTTCATCTTACCCCCCATGGCCTCCATGGCTTTTTCATTATTCCATATGGCTTTAATAGCCCCACCGATCCTTCTAAGATCCAGAACTTTGGTGGCGAAAGCTTTCTTTTCATCCTCTCTCAAATTAAGAAACGCACCCTGCATGTCCCGGGTCAAATTAGCTAGCATGAATTCGGGGTTCCATGCGGTGAAAGCGCGAGCCATCAAACGCGTTACGGGGTTTATTATTTTAAGAATCCCGTTCATACGCTCGTACTTGGTGTTTTTTAAGGCTCGGGCGAACATCCTACCTCTGTCGTTATCCTTGAACCTTATTATGTGGGGTTTTCCTTGAACCATGTGAACCAAAGAAAGTTCTTCCTTTTTCCCCTCTAGTTTTCGGAGTACTTTTCTTTTACCCATAGTGGGTATTTTGTTTATCGTTTTACCCACTTCATTTTCTGTAACGGAGCTGACCACTTTATAGTACTCGCCTTCTTCCACAGGTTCTAACTCAAATATTTCGCTAAACTCTTTGTGTAGGTACTTTATGTGGCTTTCCAAAAGCTCGTCCGTCTTGTATCCTTCGAACCACAAGGGGTGCTCTTCCTTTATCTGGGCTATTTTTTCCTTGTTCAAACCACCCTCAAGAGCTTTGTCCAAAAGACTTAAAAGAGAGTGAAATTCTACCACGCTTCCTCTTACCTCCGATTTCAAATTCCATATCACGGCTTCCGAGTGAGCTTGGAAGGCGCGCGGCATAGTGAGCCTCGGACTAGGCGGTTTGACACCTACCACACGGCCTTTGGAGTCGTAAACCGGAGCTCCGGAAGGAGAGTCCCATCCTCTGCCTTTGTTTGTGCTGGTTTCGCCTTTAGCCTGAGCCAATCTTTCCGTTCTTTCATACTCCGCGGACTCCCCCATGAAACCTATGAAGGGTGTGTATTGATACCCTCCTTGGAACATGTACACGTCCCCAACCTTTAGTTTTAACTCCTCGGATTCCTTTTTTACCAAACCAAGCTTAAGAACATCTATCGTCTCAGGGCTTAGACGTTCGGATCCACCGGCTTTCTTAGTACGGATTATGCTTTCCTCCAGAGTCAAGGCGGCGGACCAGAAAACTAAAGACGTTTCTTTGTTTCGTTCATCTTCCCTCGGGACTCCGGATTTGGACAACTCCTTCAATTTGGCACGCACGGCCTTTTCGTATTTCTTTATATCCCCGTCCGTCTCATCCACTAGAATACCGCCTTGAACCAAAGGCATCAATTTGGATCTCATGTTAGGAGCGCGCGTATTCAGTATAGCCATGCGTATGGTGTGCTCCGTGGAGGTCATTCCGCTATTCCAAGCCTGGAACAAGGAGTCCATGTTCATTTCGTAATATCTCTCAAGAAGCTCTCCGTCTTTTACCATCTTTTGAAAAGATTCTTTTTTCAAAAGACGGGTAAGGGTTTCCTTGGCTTCTTTGGTGGATATGCCGGAATACACCACTTCACCATCTCTGGTGTAGTTTTTCGGGTTGAAATCCTCGGCTGTTTTCTCGTGGATTTTAAGATCCGACTTTATTCTACCCACGTTGCTCTCTTCTTTTAGTACTTTGCGCAGAGAGTTCTTTTTACCGGATAACTTTTTCTTCAGGTCGGAAACATCCGCGTCCTTCTTTTCCGCAGCCTTGATGTCGTCCTCTATCTTGGATATTTCATTTTCGAATTCGAGTATCACTTTCTTGAACTGGGCGTCGGTAGGTTTTTCGCTTAACTCTTTTTTCAACCGTTTTACTTCATTTATCGCCTCGTTGTAGTCGGTCAATAATCTGAACGCGCCCGCCCTGTTCCTCAAAGGAGCTGCGGTTGCCTGCACGAACTCTCCAAAATCTCTGGGGGCTATCCCGTACTCGCCCAATTTTTCCGTCAAGAAGTCGTAGTATCGCTTCGTGGCTTCGAACAAAGCCTCGGCTCCTTTTCCGTGGTAAGCCATCATGTCGGCGTAAATATTCAAATCCTGTATGAGCGGGTGGTCATGAGGCAGCTCCAGCTCTTTCCGCATTTTCTCCACCAACTCCCTGTACGGCAGAAACTGAGTGGTGAGGCGCATCTTCATATCGGGTATAGTCCTACCAAACCACCCTCCTAATAGTTTATCGTCTATTCTCTTACCGCCTTTGGCCATTGCCGCTATGAACCTGTCCACGTTGCTGGCCCAAGTATCGGACGTAAGAAAATGAAATTGAGAGTAAGGAGATGTGGGGTCTGACCCAAGTCCTGGGTGGCTAGGATCCCACGGCGGCACGACACTGGTTGAATCCGAACCCAAGTAATAAGGCATACCCCCCTTGCCTTCTTCGTATTTTTTCTGGGCGTTTTCCTTTATTTTCCTGCGTGTTTCGGGAGGTAGGTTTTTCCAGTAATTCTTGGCCAGTGTCTGGAAGTCCTTCTCAGTTAAAACATCAGCCCCCTTGAGTTTACCTTTGGATATTACTTTTCCTTTATCTTTCCCGGACTTTTTCACCAGGCCCGGCCCTCGTTTCCCTAATTTAGCTGCGTAACCTGTCACGAACTCCTCTATGGTATTAAGACCCAACGACCTCAAATACACCACTTCCTCCACACTATGGCCTTTGGCCCTCGGCAATTCACCTTTCTCCATTGCCGCCTGCAATATAACATCTTCATTGGGATCAGGCTCGTTTAATTCGCTTCGGGGGGCTTCATTAGTACCTATTTTGCTCTCGGAAGCCAACTTAGCTTCCCTGGCCGCCTTCACTTCTTCGCGCCTTTGCGTAACCACTGGGTCTTCTAGCTCTTTCCACTCGGATATTTCCTCGACACCGACACTAACGGAAGGATCCAACATAGCGGTTTTACCCGTGCGCAAAGACGTCTGGGCATCCGCAAGCATCTCAGGAGTGCGCCCAGTCAACTCCTCGTACATAAAAACACCTCCATTAAATGCTTGAACCATTTCGTCCGTGATATAGCCGGCTTCAACCATCTCTCGGGTTATGGCCATCATCTTGGATCGGGTAGCCCAATTGGATATATTACCTGCCGCTATATCCCCCACTCCGAAAACTTCGTACGAGGCCCCTTTTTCGTCTTTGAAGTATTTTCTCCACAACTCCCCATCCACGGTTCGGGTGTAGGAGTGCTCGTTCTCCTTATCCTTGGCTATAAGAGCTTGTTTTTCAAACAGGGCTTTGTAGTACGCGGGTAGAATACCGTTATTCTCCTTTACATACTTATTGAACTCCGCGTCGTTCTTGAACAAAGGATCGCCTTCCACGTAGGCTCCTCCTTCTTGCTTAAGAGTGAAAAAACCGGAACCTTCCATTTGTTGGTCCGTATGAACCAACCCCTTCATATCACGAAGAGCTTTTTTAATCTCTGCCAACCTCTCCTTGGAGATCACGTTTTTTTCTATGTGCTTAAGGGCTTCGTCCAAAAGCGTGTCGCTTTTTACCTCGATCTTGGCGGACACGGCTTTGGTTACACTCCCGCTCACAGGTACGGCGGCTATAAGCTCAGGTCTTTCGGCTTTGGCTGAGTAAGGATCGAACGCTAACAAATACCCTTTACCGGGAGAACCCATAGTTCTTTTACCACCCACTATAATCACGTCGTCGTAGTGAAGATTTTCATCCTTGTATGCGCCGCTCAACATGAATACGGCAGCCTCCACTAACGTAAACTCCCTAAGATCCGCCGGCTGTACGCCTTCCCGAGTCCATCTATCTATTTCCTTAACCCCTTTCTCGCCCGCCAACACATCCTCGGGAGAAAATACAAAAGAAGCTATGGCTTCTCTTTTTTCCAAACTAGGTCTTTTTCCGGATTCTTCCAGCTCTGGGAGCCATCTTTAACTGCACCTCTTGTGGATACTGCTCCCTTGTTCTTTTGGCTTTTTTCCGTTTCTTTTCTCGCTTAGCTAAAGATTCTCGGGCGTCGTCCTGCGCTTCCTGCTCCCTTTTCCTTTGCCACATGTACATATGTTCTTCGAACTGACCTGTCTCGGAATCCATCCAGCTTATTATGGATTCAGGATCTACCGTCTTGTCTATCTTACCTATTTCCCAAGCCACCATTACATTCAGGCTTTGAACTTCCTGAACGGTAAGATCCAGGTATTTGGCGGCTTTGTAAGGTTCTATGTTATATAGAACGTCCGTAACCAGAGTAAGTTTAGAAGACAAAAGCTCGGCTATCTCGTTTTTTATAGATATGGCGGCCGAGGGGCCTTGCGCATCTCCGGGAAGACCTTTGACGAGCGCGGCTTTTTCTTTCTTGCTCAAGCTACCGTAAGGTTTTCCGTACATAGCCCTACCCCACTTGTTGAGAAGATCCAGTATACGGGTGTCGGAATAAGGGTCTATATTAAGATCGGGTGCCTTGGTGCTGTCTCCTTTTCCGTCCGAAAGTATCTGTTTACGCACTGCTATCTGCTCGTCTTCGGTTAGCTGCTTGTAATTCTTCTTGAACAGCTTCTTGGCCGCGGCATTCCGTATACGCATCTCTACCCGATCATTGGCAAAACCCAACTCGCTATGCGGAACAGGTACGGGAGGTTTAGATTCAGTGCCGTATCTGCTTGGGTTATGCAGATACATACCGGGAATCATGCCTTCGAACAAAGCCGTTATCACCTTCGCCATGTTTACATTTTCATCCCTAGACCAACCTGTTCCGGGAAGAGACCCCGTTTTAGGAGGACTTATGGACAGATAAGCCGACATAATAACACCTAAAGGTATCGTGGAGGAAAGCCCTCCGTAAGGCTTCCCTTTTACTTGATACTGTTGTCCGTAAAGAGCCGATTCCAGATGCCCTCGTATGTTGTGAGGGAATTTACCATTTCCGAGAACTTTCCCGTCCTGGTCCACGAGAACTCTCGGGAGGTTCCGAAGCTTGTGCTTCACGTTTACGTTTTTTTGCGTAACGGAGAATCTTATTATGTCGTCAACTGTGTAAGGCTCGGTCTTTACGGTATTTGAAGATTTATCAACGACCCCCTCCATAAGAACCACCATGGGTAGAGGTTTCCCTTTAACGTACTTTTGATAAGGAACATTTACCATTCCTTTGCTCGTATTAGTCGTCCTCGTCACTTTCCGGAATCGGGGATTAGCCTCAATCTTCTTTTTCTCCTCCTTGGAAGCCTTGTGGTAATCTTCCGTTATGTCTTCATAGGTTTTGGCGCCGACGAAAGGACCTCTCTCGAACGGGTATTTTTCAAACCTCACCGGGGTTGTGGAGCCGGGTTCCGTGGCATGCACGGCTGCGGAAAAACCAGTAACGGCTTGTTTAGCTTCCACCAAATCCTCCAACTGGTACACCCCGAACAAATCATTCAACAATTCCGAATGGGACAAAGGAACGGGCAGCTTTGTTTTTGGGTCTGGTCTGGACAAACCGGCATCTTCGGCAGCTTTCTCCAAGAGAGTTTGGCCTAAGCTTGTTTTCTCCTCGAACTGCAGCATTTTATCTATTACCTGACTGAAAAAAGCTTCCTCCCCCTCCAGGTACTCCTTCTGCATCTGCACATTTTCAAAATGAGCTTCGGGTGTTCGGGATCTGTTGTACTCGGGAGCCAGACGGGTGGTTGGGGGCACAGCCTTGTCTTTCCCTTGAGGTCCGGCGGATACGAAATAAAACCACTTGTCCGAAGACTTTAGAGTGCGCAAAGCCTTTATCCCATTGGCTTCTCTGGAGGATATGTCTCTTTCGTACAAAGCACTCATCTCCTGTTGCTCAGTCTTGCTGGCTATTATATTAGGCATCTGAGCGGCTAAACTTTCATAAAAGTATTTATTGAATCTCGCTGGCGTATCCTGCTTCATCCACTGGCCCAAGTTATACACGACGGTGCGCATGGCCCTAAACCAAGGACTGTTGTTCACGTCTGCCGCCCTAGCCTTTATGGACAAGGCCGCATCGAGGCCTATGGATTTCATAAACCGCGTGGTGATGTACTTGGTACCCTCTGGGAACATACTAGTGTAATCAGCCGGTCCGGTACCTGTTTTATCCTTTTCCCGAGCTTCTTTTTTCTTTTTCTCCGCTTTCGTTTCTTTTTTCCGCTCGTCGTAAACCAGCAACATGTCTCGATCCGTAAGCACTTCCCTGGTTTCGTCCGACTCCTCGATAACCCATACCTTGGACCCATCTACTGTTTTCTCAGTAAACTCAAAATCCACCTCGACCCATTGAACGCCTTCTGACGCCGCTTCTCTTTCGGGGGTGGTTATTCTTTTGGAATCTTTATGGAAAGCGCCGAACTGGTCATACCACACCCCAATGGGGGTTGGCGTGTACTGGTCCACAACGGAGTCCGCCATACTGTCCATTACCTCCAACGCATTCTGGTAATAGTTTCTTGTTTGAGCGAGGGCTTTTAAAGAACTTAGTTGCCGTTTATTCTTAGGAAGCGCCCTTCTCTCTTGGCTTTGGAGAGTTTGGTGGGTTTTAAAAACTTCGGGTGCTGGGATCGAAGGTTTAGCTTCTCCGCCGTATCTCTTGGTGAACTTCCCGCGCAAAACCTTGTCTATGGATTTTTGAGCTTTATCTACGTTTTTCTTGAGCTCGTCCCTGTCTCTTTTCCAAGCGGCCCGGTTTTTCTTTTTCTCAGCTTCCGTAAGGGGTCTTTCCGTGAACTCAAAAACGGCTTGTTTATTTCTACCTTTCGGCGACCTAGTCCATTCACCCTTTTCATTTTTACGGAAAGGGGTGCTTTGTGTCTTAGGTATTAACTGCTTTTTCTCCTTTTTTTCAGCTTCGGTGAGTTCCTTTTTTGCATTGAGCTCTTCTAACCTTTTCTGAGCTACCCTGCGTGTGTGCAAATGAGATACCGGCTCCCCTCGTTTTATGGATTTCTTTATATTGCGACTAACTACGGCTTCATCCTGTAATTTTTTAGCAGCGGAGGCAGCAGCTTTTTTATCTCGCTTAGCTTTTTCTTCGAGGGCTTTTTCATTCTCGGCTCTAGCCTGAGCATCCGTATACGCATCTCTTTCGTTTGCCGGTACCGTAGGCTCCCTAGCGGGAGCTTTTTCTCTCCTAATCTTTTCTAACCTAGCTTTGCCTTCGCGAGTTTCCGTTATCTTTTTCTCTCTTGTCTTGGGTTCCTTCGTCCATTGACCTTTGGCCTTTGAGTCTTGGCCTTCTTCTTTAACTTTTTTTCTTTTGGCTTCCTTTATAGCGGAAACAAGCCTGACCCTCTCCACCTTTTCATCGTTGGTCAGCTCCTTTTTGGCATTAAGCTCCTTTAACCTTTCTATATCGGACTTCTCCCTTTGGGTTTCGGCCGTACCTTCTGGAGCTGCGGGCAAGGGTTGTGACTTAGGCGCGGAGGCTCCTCTACCTCCCTTGACTCCCTCGGCCCCTACCCATTTAGTGGATGCTTCCGTGGAGTAGGCCGAATAAATATCAGAAAGGTGTTTTTTAAGCTCCTCGGGGTTTAGGCCAAAATCCTCGGCTATTTTCCCTATCAGCACTCCGTCCGTTGGCTCAGGTCTCAAGGTACGGGACTTGAACCAGTAAGTGTTTGCAGCAGCTATAACCTCGTCGGGCAAGGTTCCTTTTAACGAAGCCAGCAACGATTTCATCAAGGCGGGAACGAAAGCGTCGGGAGCCCCCACCTCTTCCGTTTCCTTTACGTCGGGAACGGGTAGAGTGTCCAAATCCACGGTATCCGTAACTTCGGGAGCATTGGCGAACATATCGACAATAGCTTCCTTGCCTTCTTTCGGAACGGCGGACCAGCTGTCGTAACCCAGAAACCACGCTATGTGCTTGCGTGTTTCGGCGGCTTCCTTGCCTTTGGCCAATATATCCATCTTCTTGAGCCAATACTCGGGAAGATTCCCCTGAGGCCCGGGAAGAAACTTTTGATCGGGGGTTATGTCCGACCCCAAATCAAACTCCATCTGCTCGGCTGCTTCGGTCTCGGCACCGTCTTCCGTATGGGATTTCACGGGGTTGTCCGGATCCGTGCTAATGAAAGCCATTGGATCCATGACTTTGGCCAAGGCTTCCCATATAGCTTTGCGAGGAGCTTCTTTGGTCTTGGTAACCTCATTGCCGTCTTCATCGGTTTCGGTTACGTCATAAGTAGCATCTATAAGACCCTCGTTGATGGCGAATCGCTTGAAAGGCTCCGTACTCAACTCATTTTGGAGTGAGCTAGCGAACTTTTTAATAGTAGCCCTAGCTTCAGGTGAGGCGGCGTGAGGAGCCTGCCCGCCCAACATACGTATAGCCTCGTATGCAAACCACTCTTCGGCCATTAGAAGTTCCGACTGCCCTGATCTCTCGAACACTCGTATCTGCCCATCTACTTTAATCTTATCTATAGGCCCTAGTTTATCGTACTCGGCATCGTGCCTTTTTAGGGTGTACGCCGCTATTGCATTTTTTTGGAATTTTTCATCAACCTCGTTAAGGTTTCTCCACAAAGCCCTCAAGGTTTCATCATCCACAACAGATGGTCTTATAAGGTGTATGGCTTCGTGTATAACCACATAACCAACATTGTTTTTACCCTTTTTAAGTCTGTGGCTATTCAGGTAAAGAGTAGGGCCTCTTTCCGCGCTTAACTCAAGGTGCCCTCTTTGGTTCTTACGGCCTGTGGGGGTTCTGGGAGATATTACGACTCTTATCCTGTTGTTGTTCTTTTTACCCCGGGTCAAAGATCCGCCTACGTCGAACCCTTCTGGAGTAACCCCGGGCTTCACCTGCCGTAGTTTTAAAATCTGCTGTATCGCTTCCGCCTCCTCGGGAGGTACCTGAAGTGTTTCGTTAGCAGCTAGGAAATCAGCGAAATCGTTGGGGTTTTCAAAAATCAAATCCGAATCAGACCAAGAACCTCTCGACCAACCTTCGGACTTTATGTTTAATGTTCTAGGTTTGCCGTCTCTCAAAGAGGTGACATTGAAGTTCTTGACGGTTACTTCCGAAGGGTTGAACTCCTTTGCTATGCCTGTGGCATCACCCCAATTACCCCCTATAATAGGTGTGTTAGGGCTCATCATAGCCTTGGCTACACCAAACGAGGAAGGCCCCGCGCCTTCCACAATCATTTCAGCGGCTATGGCGTCCCAATCCAGTGCTTCCCCTTGATCTCTGGACCATAGCTGACCCAAAAGCTCGCCACCTCCACCGAGGGCTCCACCACCCCCTAGTTCGTAACCCACGTTACCTAGTCTTTCTTTCCAGGTATTCTTCTGAACCTTGCTATCCCATTCCGTGAGCTTTCCTGATATTTTTTTATAAGTTTTTACGGGTTTGGTCACACCGGCAACAGCTAGTCCGGCGGCGTCTCCCACGGCCTGCGGCAAACCCCGGCTTTTTATCTGCCGCCCTAGACCGGCCATTCTACCACCTAAAGAAGCGGCCATAGTGTCGAGAACAGCTATAGGCACACCTTTTCTTTTTGCGTGGTCCCTTAATTTATCCCGTATTTCGGGGTTGTTCCAAGCGGCTTCAAATACTTTTGTGTTGTGCCAATCCAACCCCATCTTTTCCATCTCGTGGATCATGTCGGCGGCGGCCTCCAGCATGAAAGAAGCAACACCGGCATTCAGCCTAAGCCCCCATTTGGCTCCAAAAAGACCACCCGCTACGGTTCCTTTTCCGGGGATAACCGTCCCAGCAGCAGCACCGGCGGTAGTAGTACTCGCCACAACGGGCACCACCGTATTAAAATAGGAATTCATGAATCCCGCGAAGGACTCCCAAGCCAAATCCCAAGCAGCGCCGGGATTAGTTAAAAACCTACCCATGGACTCAAACAAGTTACCGGAAGGGCCTTTAGCCATGGACTTCTCGTAAGCCGAACTTTTGGGGGCATCCTCGATTGCTTCAGCCGCTTCTATTATCTGCTCGATTGTAGCTGTCGGGAGTTTGTCCCGCAGCATCATAATAGGTGTAAACTTAGCTAAATCTTCAGCCAAATCACCTCTCTTGAGCGCATCTATGGTGTCCGCGAACATGAACGGTTTGTCCATTCGCTCTATGGCATTTTGAAGTAACCCCATGGATGACGCGGAGCCCAAAGCGCTCAACCAAGCTTCCTTGGCCACCTCCATTTTTTTCTTGGCGGCGTCTTTTTTTGCCGAGCCTATGTTGCTGATGTAATCCAGCTGAGTTTTTTCGTAAACATTCCAAGCCCCCCACAGAGTCTCCATCATCTTGGCGGTCTCCATAGCGTCTTCGCCGCCTAGCTCGGCAAACGCCTGACCTATGGGGAGACCTCTGTATTGCTTGAAACCCATTTTCTGGGCTTTTTCCAAATCCAACAACTCCCTTTCCTGCCTGTTTACATACAGAGGGTAGTTCCCAAAATAACCACTGTCGCTGAATAACCAATTGGCTTTCCTGGCTTTCTCGTCTCTTAACCTACTGGCTACCTCTTGTTTGTACCTTAAATGCTTCTGGCTCTGGATGTCTTCCAGAAGTTGTTTTCTCTGCTTCTCTTCCTTGGGCGTCTTCTTGTCCCCGAAAGGAGCATACCTACCTTTTCCGGTCAGTTCTTTTCTAGGATCCAGTTTTTCCTGATTAGTGAGCCTGCCAAACGAATCATATTTAGGTTCCTCGAACCTCATCTTGTCGAGCAAACTGTCCGTCTCCTTGTTTGACAATCTAGGTATAGTGGGGTCGGCTTTGTCTTTGTGGGCTTTGGCGGCTTTTCTGAAATGCTCTGGAAGGGACATGTTCGTCGCCCTCATCGAGTCTCTCACGTGGGCGGCTTTGTCCGAGGCCTCTTGAGCCCTCAACATATCCTCTTGTATTCTGGCGTATTTCTGCTTTACCAGCGCATACCGAGATACCTCCTGACCCCCTAGAAAAGCGGCGGCTTTTTCGGCATCTCCGGTAGATCCGCCGAACCATCCTTTTTCAGCCGCCGCTTTTTCCTTTGAAGTTATGTGGGCGTCCATGTCCGCTATGTACTCTTCGGCGGTCTTGTATTTGGGATCGAACTCCGGAGGGTTCCCCATAAAGGTACCGTAGAAAGGTTTTAGAGTTTTATCTAAAAACTCCTCCAGCGCGTCTTCTTTACCTTTTGTTATGGCAGCCAGCTCACTGGCGTCGGACTTAGCCGCCGTATAATCGTCCCTAAATAACTTATAACCTCGATACAGGTCCGTTTCGGACAAGTCGTCAAACGGACTCGCAAGCCCGCTACTTAGCTCGGGGAAGTCTACGTTCCAAGGCTCCGATTGACCTAGGCCTAGCTCATCCTCCATTTTGAGCGAGGGCTCAAAATCTCCCAGAAGATCGCCATCCAAGGGATTAGCCATACCCTTAGCACCTATACGGCGAAGTCAAATAGGTTATCGATTACGGGTCTTCTTCGCTGGCTTAGCGCGCCTCTAAGGGCGAGGGACCGGCTTCTTTCATCTCTAGGGAACTGCTCCGTTGGAGAAGAAGGTACCGGGCTGTCAAAAAAGATCTCTCCCTCACTAGGGGTGGTCCAGATTTCTTGTAGCCGTCTCTCGGCTTCCTTTCTCAGGAAATCAGGATCCTTGGGGTTTACCCTACTTCTCTCAGGTTGGTTTGGAAAATACACACCTGGAGGTTGTGGATTTCCTTGAGCATCGTAAGCTGATGAACCGTCGGAGTAATCCAAAGCGCCTTCTCTATATCTCCTAGCCTGATCGGCATCCGCTTCTCGGGTGAGCATCAAATTTCTATGGGTTTCTTCGGTTCTACCCAGTTTGTCCAAAGCCATCTTGCGTAGATAACCGGGATCGTAAGGGTTGTCGTAAGAAGGACCTATGTCAAACATCTGTCCTCCGGGAAGCCCTTGACCTTGACTGTCGTGCATACCTGTCCAACCCCCTTCGGGTTGAAATCTTCCGGCTGCATGCCGAGCTTCTTCCTCGGCTGCCGCTTCTCTAGTCAAATTATCCATACTTAGTCGTTGCAAGTCGTTTGCGTAGGATTGTTCAAACCGGTCCTGCGGGTTGTTCGAGAACTTCGTCCCTGGAAGAACTGGCGGATACCTACCAGCTGTCAAAGGCCCTCCTTCTCTCGTAGTAACACCTTCCGGTTCCGGAGCAGGCATTTCGGGCGGGGTGTAAGGAACTTGAGTGTTAGGAGTATTTACATCATCTTCCGGACCGAAATACCCAGGCATATAGTCTTGTTCATTAGGCGTATTTACATCATCTTCCGGACCGAAGTATCCAGGCATGTAGTCTTGATAATTAGTCCCCATGTCATCGGGATACGCGCCGTGACTCCAGAAATTCGGGTGAACGTTAGGATCTACGCCTATGTCCAATAGAGATTGATTGGTTCTAGGAGTAGTCCCGCTTCCATGAAACGTGTCTTCCGTTAACCGAGGGTCTACGGGATGATCCACGGACACGGGTCTCCGGTCGCCCCCGGGAAAGTTTCTAACGCGCCTTCTCTCTTTATTTACGGCGTCTATGCGCTCCTGCAACTCGTTTATCCTGTTAAGCTCCGAACCTGGATCATTCAAATAATCGTTTACCGCTCTCAAAGAATCAAGGTCTCTAGAGCGTTGAGCGTCTTCCACCAACTTTCTCTCAAAAGGGTTTATATGAGGCCCTACGTAATTGCGTTTGTCAGCCTCTTCGAACATACCCCAAGCTTTCATGTACCCCTCGGGATCGGCGTTGTGCCAGCGCTGCTTGTATTCAGCGCTGTGCCTGCGGAAAGACATGGGATCGTAGGCTTCGTGATCCGTATCGGGAAACCTGTCTCCGAAAGGATCGACGGGTTCCACCAAAGGTCTGTCGCCTTTATCTATTACAAGATGCTCACCTCTTCTGTCTCTAGCTACTTTATTAAGCCTGTCTTTTGTTTTTTGAAGAAAAGAACGGGAGTCTCCGGGCGTGTCGAACATTGCGGTTCCGGGAGATGTGGCGTACTGGTCACCAACCCCTATGTCGGGCTTCTCAGGATCCGGCATATTGAATATGTCTTCCTCTATACGCCTGTCTCCCGTATGCTCCAAACGGCGTATGTCGGATTCTATTATTTCGTTTATGCGTTCGTTGCCTTTGGCTTGAGTAGGGCTAACACGCAACTCGCCTCTTGCATCGGCGGCGGCCTCGGCTTTTTCATCCTCGACGGCCCGCTGATACAGAATATCGGCTTCTCTCTCAGCTTCTTCGCGGCTCATCCCCATATGGACGCGGCCTTCGCGGTCTGCGGTGGCGCCTTGCACATGGGACTTGCCTTTGCGCATAAGGGTGTCCACCAACCTATCCCGTACAGAAGCGGGCTTTAGATTCTCAAGCTCTTTTTCAGCCTTTTTGAGCTCCCCTTCATACTGAGCTATCTGCGTTTTTTGAAAATCTATTTGTTCTTCGTCGCCATCCTCTTCGGCTTTTCTTAATGCGAGTTGAGCGTTCGCCAAAGACTCACGAACACCTTTCATACCTGCGGTGATTCTGTCTCTTTCACCAAGAGGGTCTTCGGGAACATAAAGAGCGTGCTTACCTTTAAGCATCTCGGAATCATAATTGGACAAGGCTTCGCGCGCTTTAATTACTTCGGACTCTTTACCCGCTATCTGGGCGTCTCTCAAATTTTTAGCCAACTCGTCGCGGGTCCCGTCTAGCGACTCCTTGGTGGATTTTTCGCGCGCATCCTGTATATCCGAAGCCAAACTTTTGTCGCCTTCGGTCCAAATACCCTCTCCCTTCGAGGGAGGAGGAAACTTCCTAAAAGGGTTGTTATCCGCTGGATCGCCTATTGGTCGACGCAAACCCACATTGTCGTTTAAATAATTAGACACCTCCGCTTCGAATTTCTCTATATCCTCTATAGTCTCGCCGTCACCGACGTTTCCGTCGTCTCTTAGAGGTACGGTTTTCTCGCCGCGGGCATCCCTCTCTTCATTAACCAGCATCGCCGCCAGCTTGCGGATTTCCTGCTCGTCGTGGAACCCTTGACCCACATTATCCAAATCCTGCCTGAATCTTTGTCTTTCAGCTACCTTAAGCCTCAGCTCTTCTTCAAGCACAGCTTTTCGCCGGGCGCGTCCTTCTATTCTGTTGCGCTCATCGTCATCTAGCTCTTCGCCGTGAAAATCTATGTCGCGCTGTTTCTTCGCCTTTTCCTCCAGTAATTGTCTCCGACGGAAGTTTCTGTCTTCCATTTTCCTCCGTTCTGCGGGGTCGGGCTCCATACGAGGAATTTCCATAGGGGTGTTTAGCAAATCTTCATCTCTCAAAACCCTTTCGTGCTTTTTAATAGCCTTGTCAGCCGCTATCTTCTTAGCTACCTCTGGATCCAGCTCTTCCCCCAAAGCTACTTTTCTTGCGTGTTCCTCCCGTTCCTTCGCGAGTTCTTTGTCCTCGGCTGCCTTTTCATCCGCTTCTTGGATTTCCTTTATACGCTCCTTGTTTTCTTCTTGCCAAGCGGGGTCTTTTTGCTGCCTCTGATACCTGGACGTAAGTTCACCGTCCATATTCACCCAAGAACCGCCGGTTTGAGATATGACCCACCTTTTCCAACCACTACGATTCCTGTATCCTACTTTGTTATACTCGTCTACTATCGAATTCCATAGTGTTTTCCCTTGTCTTGAACGGTATGCCGACTCAAGCCAATCTAGTATACCGGGGAACTTCTTATCCAACGTACCCGCATCTCTGAGAGTTGCTCCAAGTTTTTCTGAGTTGGCGTACCATATCATGTTACCCGTCCAAAACCCAACCGAACTGTCGTCGGCGCTCATAGCGCTAACGGTGTTGTCGGTTAATTGGGCCACCCTAGGCATCATCTCCTGCGTAAAAGATGCCTTAGTGTAGCCATTAGCCTCTAAAGTTCCATTGGCGTCCAAGGCGTCCACCCACTTGTCCCACTTCGCCCTGTTTTCACTGGGGGATTGATTACCAAAAGCTAATGCCATTATATTATCCTCGTTTGAATTTAAATTTTATCCTATACGGACCTTGCGGTTTTTCAACACTTCCTTTAGTGGAGCCCGCATGAAACCATCAGGGCACATCAAGCCCGGATTTTTCCTCAACATTCTGTTCGTTATTTTTTTCTTCTTGGGCGTGTGGAATTTTGATGCGGAATCTATGTTGTATACGGCAAGCGCCGCCGCCAAAACATGGTCATCATGATGGCCGGGAGCCGCCTCGGGCTTCCCTTTGTCATTAACCACGAAAGTCTTGAACTCCTGCATCACCCTTGGGTCGGGTATGTCTATGTTACGCTCCACCAATTCGGTGGCCAGATGATCGATGATAGTCTTTCTCGTAATTTTATCCGTGCTCCACCCGAAAGCTTTCTCCACCATACCCGTGGAATCGACGACCTTGCGCCTCTGGTACACGTGAACCCCCTCATCAAGCAGATACCTTATTATCGCTAGCCCCGAATTGTTTACTTCAGGTATCACGAAAGCCTTGCCATACAGTTTGGAAGCCAAAACCACTTCCTCGGCCAGTATACCTATATCCACTCTGCTGTGGTGTATAGCCACCATTCTAGGCACGTGCCAGACCCCATGCCAATCCTGATACCCCTGCTTCCACACCTGAACGCTGTGATAATCCGGATCCGCGGCCAAGCCCTGTATCTGTTGGTCTTCCCCCGTGCAAGTATCCACGGATATGACATATTTCGAGTCGTGCTGAGGCTCCTCGTACACTCTCCAATTCCCGGCATGATCGGGAGTTGCCGAGGTCTCCCCGTTTTTTTGTCCCGACAAGGTGACGGTTTTGTAATGTTGATCTTGAGCGATCTTGTGCATCTCCTCGGTTATCTGTATCTGGAACCTCGGACGGGACGACAAGAGGAAACATTCGTCAGGATCGGAGGGGTACTCCTGCCTGAACTTGTTTACGTCACCGTTGCACTTGTCTCTCAACGTCCGGCGGCGCCATTTCATGTTTTCCCACGTAACGTCGAAACGATCCATCTCCGACTTCTCGTCCTCCGTCAAGGTCTCCTTGAAATCCTTTAACTCCCCCTTCGATTTGAAAGGTATGGCGGAGTCCTCGAACTCGAACCACGCGGCGAATATCTTCTCCCATTCGTTATCCTGAACATAAGTCCTGTAAAACCACCCCTGAGGGCCATTTGGAGTGGAATCCGCAATACACAAGGAAACGCTATCCCCGTCATACAGAGACTGAAGATAACCCAAAGCGGGGTCTCTTTCCCCTTGCATAGGCCAAAAAGCCACCTCGGTCATGTTTCCGACCTGAATCGTTCCAGATCTACCGGCGTTCTTGGATCCGGCTGTCTCCTTTCCGTAGACACACCCCGTAACCAAAGTTATAAGGTCAGCCAGATTTCCCTTTTCGTCCACGTTTCCCGCCACGTCGTCCCACGGGAACACGTCCAGATCCGCGAACCTCCGAAATATCTCGAACACCTTGTCCGATGTACCCGCAATATCGCCCATCAGACTCCCCGCCAGATCCGTGTATTTTCTCATGTGGTGGTACACCAAAGCTTGCGCGCAAGTTGAGGCACCCTTCTGACGTGGTTTCAGTATTACCATTTTGCATGACGAACCTTCCAATTGGCATTTTCTGTAATATTCGAACATTCTCTGCTGAAGAATGTTGGCTTTGGGTTTTATGACCTTTCCCCGCTTGTCCTTGATCATCCCGAAGGTGCTGAACCAGACTTCCGGATCCAATCGTATGAGATCCGCTATTTGCTGGTCATCGGTCATTTCTTTAGATTAAACACTTTTCCAGGCCACGAGGGCTCCACCTCATACTCCACGTCCAGCGGTTCGATTGCTTTTATCGTACCCACGTCGGATTTAAGGTTTTCGGGTATCTTCTCCGAATAATAGAAACCGTCATCCTTTTTGGATATGCCATACCCCATAACGGCGTCCGAGGTTTCGGTTTCGTCCCACGACTTGTGCTTACGGCCTTTGAGAATCCTTCCAGTGGAAGGGTCCCGACTACTCCAATGAGCGTTTCCGGGGTGCCGCTTCATACCGGATTTTATCGCGGTGCCGTAATCATACCCTTCTCCCTCGGGATCGAAATGGTAATCCTCCTGAACCCACTCCCCCCACGGGCGCCCCTCATCCCAACGACCATCCTTGAAACTCGCGGGAACATCCTGCCACTTGAAAGTTTTACCCCCTCTCAAAAACACGGGACCTCCTCTAGCCTCTTCGGTAGGCTTGTTATAACCTACATACCTGTATTCGGGGCTTTCGGGGTGGGGGAAGTTATAAGACTCTCCCGAAACCAACTCTTCCATCTCATTGATTCTCCCCATTCGAGGGTTTCCCGGCACTTTCTGTATGTTCGCCCCGAAACGGTAAGGTACCAGCATACCACCAGCATAAGAAGGGCCCTTATCCCCGAAAGCTCGGTAATCTGGTATTGATTCCACCGTATACTCAGGCGCAGGAGGCGAACCTTCAGGGCGGTAGGTTCCGCGAAACCTGTTGTTTCTAAAATCTTCGGCGGCGGACACCAATCTTTTTTTGGCATTGTCCAACACCTGATCCATATAAAGCTTCGATGTAAAATCCTTACGATTGGGGTGTTCGCGATCAAGATGACCAAGCATAAGATCTTGAAGCCGGCCCTGCGCCGCCGCTTGCTCGATTGCTTCAGGCAACCCTATTCTATATGCGTCCTGTTGTAAATTGAACGCATTATATCGGTCCAGCTCCTCTCTCCACGCAGCTTCGGCAGCTTCGCTGGCGGGTATGTCGTCATAGTCGTATTTTGGGTACTTGGGCCTTTTAACTTCGGGTAAAGGAGGATACAAAGGAACGCCCTTGTCATGCATATCGGCCAATACCCTGAGCATTGGCTCTAAATCGACGTTTCGGGGCTTCATCTCACGTATCTATCTCTTCCCGTGTTGAAACCGGAGGGGGGTCGGGTTTTGTCTTTGTAAAAGTGATGGGCTCCCAGGACACCCTGCAACTCAACGTCTTTGTTCTTAGACCAATGGCTTTTGGGTATCTTCCCGGTCTTGTACTGCTTAGCCACTTTAACCGGATTCAAGTAATGATCGGCATCTATGAGATCACCCGTGGAATCATATACATAAGGAGCACCCCCATCCCCATCCATGAATCTACCGGCAATCTCATACGCTTCGTCAAAAACGGCATTGCCTGTGTTCGGTTTCAATTTCTCGAGAGCTTTATATATTTTCTTCTCGTCCGGCGTCTTATTTCTCCATACGGAGAATTGATCGGGCTGTTTTATCACATCTGTGTAATTAGAAGGGTAATTAGTGTCCTCCTTTCGGTTTCTCAGCACATTGGCCACCGCCTCCATGCCTTCCGGACCCTCACCCCTAGCCTCTCCATACAAGGTTCTGGCGAACAAAAGCCTTCTTTTTTCCCAATTTTCCTTGTCCTGTTTGACGGCTTCGGGGGTTACGTCCTCCACGTTGTACTCGGGAGCCGCCGCCTTCGCCTTCTCCTGCGCCGCCACCATTGCGGCCGCTCTCTCCATAGGCAGGATTTCTGTGAAATAATCAGCCATCAGTACTTCTTCCGGCCTTTGGCCTTTTTCTTTCGAATTTTGGCCTTTTTCTTGGGCGGTCGGCCCCTCTTGCTTCCGTATGTTCCTTTTCCGTATGGCATGATTACTCCTCCTCTTCCGGTAGTTTATCCAAAAACTCGGGATCGGCGTCGAATTCGATCACGCCATCACCCAAAACCTCGTTTATCACCTCCACGACGGACCCAACCATGTCGGTAAGGTCTATATCGGACTCCAATTGCCACCTTAGCAGCATGGAAGTCAAATCGTGCTTGAATTTAAGCTTCTGTTCCTCTGGATCCATCGCTTTCAATCTCCAATACCTCCGCCATAGGCAGAGATTCAGTGTATGTGTTCATTATTTCACCCAAAGCCACCCCGGAACTGCGAACGCGCTTCATTATCTCGTCCGGAGACGCCGCTTTCCGGGTTTTATCGTCCACGGTGATGTCATGACGGGTCGCGGGCTTGCCGAATCCGTACTCCAGCATCAATCTTGCGCTCGTCAAACGGGTGGAATGGTCCGGCACCTCCTCATAACGCATACCCCTCTGGTCTTCGAGCGTTGCCCCGCGGACAATCTGAGTCGCCCCCATGCCATTTCGGAGAACATCCACGGCTTTTTCGAAATCCTGGTCCTCTATGTACTTATGGACGTCCTCTCGAAGCCGTTTGGGAGTCTGTTTTCGTATCGCCATTATCGCCTGTAGGCTCTCGATGCGCCATATTTAGGGTTCCCTGTGTAAAATCCAGGTCTTCCGAGCCTTTCCTCCGCCTTTTTGTTTTTTTCGAAAGTGTCAAAGCTCAAATTGTATCCTTCGGGGAACAAACCAGCGGCTATACCCCTTTCCACCCAATCGGGGTTTTGACCCCCTGCAAATCTTGCCGCTTGCTGCCCTCTAGCCGCTTGCACGGGGCCTGGAGCATGGCGGGGGAGGTTTATAAGAGGTTTTGCGGGTTGTTGACCCTGATTTCCGCCTGGTCCAGCGGCCCCGGCGGCCCCGGCAGGGCCATGCATACCGGCTTCGGTGTCGTCCTTTGGCTCGGGTATAGTCACTTGCGGTCGATAAGGATCTATTCTGGAATCTAGCGGAGCCCATCCTCCGGAATTGGTCATGCCTCCGGCACCGGAGCTTGCGTTAAAGGTCGGTGGCGGCATGTTGGCGGCCAAAGCCCCCCAGTCAATGTCTTCTGGGAATAGTGGGTTGTATTGTACAGGCATTGGATTCCTTATTTAGAGGCAAAAATACCGTCGGGTTTATATCTAGCTGTGGGGTGCACCACCATGCCTTGGGGGTTAAGATATGCATATTTACGGCGTCTATCCCTGCGTTCGGCGTCTTTTAGCATGGATTCGTATTCGCGTCTTTGTTTTTCGCTAAAAAGACTTGTGTCTATTTGCGGTGCCCCGGGATTGATGTAATCGGGTGTGGGGACCCCTCCATATCCTTCACCTCCCTCTTCAGCTATTCTCTTATTTAAATCACCCACCCGGGCTATATCTTTTTTTTGCTGGTTTTCGACCTGTTTCCATTCAGGGAGTGGAGGGTTATCTTGCAGGTATATACGATGTCTTTTATTCCTTTGCCAATCGTGATCCTGCTCTGGTGACGGAGGTCTGGGCGTGTTCATAGGAGAATTAGGCCCGAAAACCAATTTACCGTGTCTCCTAGGCCGTGTGTCCCTTTTCACAAAGGGATTTACTTCAGCAAATGGATTAACTTCTGGCATGACAAACTCCTTACGCGCGCGAGTGTATATATTTATGGGAATATGGGTTCCCTTTTTAAAAGTGTTTTTCAATATAAGAGGGGGGAGGTACGGGGGGCAAGGGGAAAAGGGACCCAGTTTTTGTGTAATTGCTAGTTAGTTCCTAAGTTGAGTGATAGTTTGGTACCCGCGGGGGATGGGGGTAGGGTCGCACGCCAGTGTGTCTTTGTTATCTGGTGGTTGGCAAGTCGATGGTCAAGTGTGCCACGACAAAGGGGAGCCAACCAACTGAATGGTCGACTCCCCCTTGGGATTAATATAGACGACGGTGTTTATCTTCTCGTCGTTGTGCAATCTTTTCAATTGCTTGGTCTGCACGGAATACTTCCGCTTCCAATTTGGTGAATTGTTCTTCCGTCAGCAGTTTTTGCATGACGATTAGTAATTTCTTGTTGGGGCTGAACAAGTCTTCCCACGCTTGGTTATGATTAGAATGGTACATCTTCATCCCAGTCTTCTAGATAGCACACGAGGTCATAGAGGTCTTGGTCAATCTTGTACTGGAACGGTTTGTCCCAGAGTTCTATGAACACTTTGCCGTGCTCGTTCTCTACGCTTGGGATGTTCCACTGCCACCCTGCTTGCGTGTGCTTGTTCATTTCATTTGCGAAGTCCGTGAACAAACCGTCGCAATTGTCGTTGACTACGATGATAGCACATGCGTCGCCGAAGTTCGGCTTCCAGAGTCGGTTGGACTCTTTGAACCGTTTGTACTCCTCTCGGATGTGGTGAGGGTATTCTCGTTCTCCGTTCTCCATGTGATCCCATTTACGCTCTAACTGTTCCCAGTCGTTCTGGTGCAGGAGCTTCGGGGTTTGGATAGAGGTTGCGAACTTCGTCATATTCCACATGGCTATGATTACTTCGAGTAACCTTCTTGCTATGCGGCTTGATTCAGCTTTCTTGTATTGATTCATGGTGTGTCTTCCTTGTTGAGGATTAGTGATTACACAAACCTTCGTGAGTAACCCTTAGTGACGGATTGGATTACCTAATGCGTTCGACCGCGATGATAGCGTCTGATTGCAGGTGTATTCAGGCGCCCGCCGATTGAGGGAGGGTGGTGGTGGGGTTGCGGTTGGTAGAAGTCGCGTTTCAAATCTTTGATTTGCCAGCGACCCGCCCACTGCGTGGGGGCACTGGGCTGTGGCTCCAGCTGTCCAGCTTGGCGAGATGATTGCTCCGCAATCAGCATGCCAAGGTGATGACAGCGAAGGGCCCAGGCAGTGGGCGGACGGGCATGATGGATGGGCATGATAGTGGACGGAGCGAGGAGCCCGCCCTGCGGGCGACGAGCGAAAAATTTTTTTTCGAGACACAAAAAAACCCACACCCGAACGAGTCGAGTGTGGGTCTTTAAGTTTAAGTTGAGGGTTAGATTAGAATACTGGAACGAACTCGGGTGATTGCCTTATGGCTCCGAGGTTGTCGGTGTACTCGTACTGATTAATTTTCTTCAGTACGAGGTTAAGCCCAACGAGTCGGGAGAGTTGAAACTCCCAACTGATGATAGGCGTATCCCCTTTCATCGAGTACGGAGCGTTTTTCCAGTCTCCTTCTTCGAAGGATTTGATGTCCTCTGCGGTGAGTTTGTCGACATCTTGCGTGATGTCTCCGCCGAGGAGTTCGGTTAGGAGTTTGGTTGCGATTGCAAGTTGGTTGGACTTGCGTTCGCCGTAGCTCCAGTTGTACTCGTAAGATGCAGGGTCTTTGGAGTGAGGACGGCTAACCTCTCCGCTTCCACGGATGGCGTTGTAATCCTCTTTCCCCGTTTGACCGAGTGATAGTCCGAAGAATCCATCCTCTATCGAGTCTGCGGTATAGTGCAGATTGAAGGAAGGGTTAGTGGATTTCCGAGGGAAGAATCCTCGGTTCTCGAGTCTAACGATTCTCACATTGAGTGTGGTTCCGATTTCCATTGTGAAGATGGTTTCGGGTTCGCTGGTATCAATCTCATTGCCTGTTTTGATACTTGCGAGTATGTCTATTTTCTTTGTCATTGTTCTTTAGGTTTGCGGGTCACGCTTGCATTAGTTAGCGAGGGCTTTATGCCTTATGGTTTCCAATAGCTTTTTGAAAACCAAAATCCGCACAAACCTCCGTGTGTAACCCTCAGTAACTGATGATAGCTCCAGAAACCTGTCGCTCCTGCA